AAACAAAAAGCTTTGAAAAATCATCTAGTCTGATTGCGTTATTATCTGATGTAACTAAAAATAATACAGATGCAAAAAACCGAACAGGTCCTTTTTATCATTACTTTCACAATCATAAGGAACTACCATTATGGGTACTAGTAACTAAATTATCACTAGGACAAACATGCAATCTTTTTTATAATCTTTCTTCAAAAATACAATCTTCTATTATAGATTCTATACAAAATGAATTTAAGCATAATTCAAATCAATACCATAGTTTTATCAGCTCTCATTACATTGACGATTTTGGCAAAGCTATCAATACTATAAAAGCGTTTAGAAATATGTGTGCTCATGAGGGCAAAATCTACGACTATATTGCTAAAAATAAAAATGGCAAAGCTATATCTACTTCATTTTTTTATTTATCATCACCGCCTGCTTTTTCTGGAAATGTATATAGTCTAATTTTGCTATTACGTTTTTTTCTCTCTAAAAAGCATTACAAAGCTTTGATTCGACTAATTATATTAGAAATTACTGATTTAAGAAGTGAGCTTCCTCCTTCTATTTTTTCTGAGGTAGTAAAACGTATGGGCTTTCCTAAAGATTGGCAAACTTCACTAGATCAATATATCTAAAATAACTCTTCTAATTTATACATGTATTCTATTATGGAAATGAAAAGTACAACTGGGACTGATTCCATTTATAAAATATTTCTTCAATACACAAAGCACCCCCATCAAGGGAGTGCTTTTTTGATACTATTTATTCTTCCACATCCATGATGGCATTGTGATACACATAACGCACATATTGCTATAAACCTTTGGTATTAAGCAATTCTTGTAAAAAAGGTTGTGCAACGGTTGTGCAACCGTTCCCAAAAACAGTTTTTATTGATAACATTATAAATTATTTTTTATACGTTACCGAAACATTTTATAGGCTAGTCCACCTAATAAAAGCACCTCAATAAATCGGTGCTTTTGACTATTTTTCTTGTACTTCTTTATTTCTTCCTTCTGCTCTTCTAAGTATAGATTGGCTTTCTCCAATGAGATTTGCTGCTCTGTCAATTTCTGCTCTTGTAGATTTAATTTCTCCTTGGATGCTCTCAACTGCTCCCTCTGTTCTTCTAGTAGCTGCTTCGCTTCTAGTAATGCTACTTTCGATTCGTTCGTTGATAACTTCGCTACGTTCAACTGCATCTCTAACCTCTCGATTGAGTTTGCTTGCTTCTTGTTGATTGTATTGAGCTCGTCTAAGTTCTTGCTGAGCATCTTGTATTCGCTTTGTGTTAATGTCACTCCCTGTTCCGCAAATGTATAGCAGGGCACAGATAATAGTACCAAAGCCAATAGCAAGCATAATCGTGTGTTTTTTAATCCATGAAAGAATAGTTCCATACATTTCAACCTCCTAATATTGCTCCCATTCCGCATCATAACCTCGGACATCAATGTGTACAAATTGTAGTCCATAATATCTGCCAACACCATCTGCACCACACTCTTTTGCAATATCTGCTAATTCATCAACACTAATATCGTCCACTGTAATGTCAGCAGCTGTTCCTAATACATGTTGAGAGTTAGGCACTCCACCTACCTCACGATTGTGGTCTTCACAACGGTATCCACTTTCGATATATACTGGTCGTCCTACACGTTCTCGGATTTTATCCAATACATCTACTAAACGGTTGTCAATAATATGATCCAACACATTTTTCCCATCTACTACATTATGTCGATGACATTTGCAGGCAAACTCATAATCCTCAAAATAATTTCCAATTTTCATATATGTCTCCTTATAACTTAAATTTGAACTTACTTTCAATCATGTCTCTGATGGTATCTAAAAACTTTCCCATCATTACATTTCCACCATCACGCATATTTTCTAGTACACTCAAAAATTCTGCTGAGGCTAAATATAACCAAACTAAATTAACTACAAAGGCTTCTTTCCCTGCCATAAAATCAAAGCACCAACCTATGGCTGTAGCAAATACATATGTCATTACCTTTGTCACAAAGGGCTTTCTCATATGTTTTGATGAAATTAACCCCTTTTCAAAAGCAGGAATGATTGCTACATACTTATCCCAAGCAGATATACTTTCTTTATCTGCTCCCGCTTCTACCAACATCTGATAGGCTATTGCTCCCCATCTAGTCAGTAAATCAAATAAGACTAATAAAATAAACACGCCCAGCACTTGAACGTGTTTTAAATTCATTAGCCATATAGCTGCACTACCTATGAATGATAGCCCCACTTTTATAATCCACGACTCTACTATAATATCTCGTAAAGATTCTAAAAATCCCATATCGTATACCATTTTACCTTTTAATACGCCTAAACTATAAAATTCATCAGATCTGGTTTATCTCTAGCTCTGTTCATAATCACTCCTACCCTCTCTCTTGAATAATATTATTCCTCTTTTTTGCCTTCCATATTCATTAAATCATTGTGGATACATCCCTCAGTAGGACAAGTACCATCTTGATTGAGTGTTGCATAACACCATTCGCAAAAATGCATAACGGGAATATCTGAGTGTACTGCGTAGTTATCCATTTACTTTACCTCCTTAATCTTTGTAACCATTTCCTGTGTGAGTTTCTTATATTGCTCTTGTAAATCTGCTACATTAGCACCGATCAATGTACGCCTTGCTAGTGTCTGTTCTAATGTTTCAAAACGTTTGTCATAGTAGGCTTTAATCTCTGCAATACGTTCTGCCTTAGTAGGTGCTACTGGTTCGGGTACATAATCAATAAACTTACCGTTGATGTAACATTTATTGTTTGTTACGAACTCGTTTTGCATTTCTTGTGTACCTGCTAAGTACGTATGATTCGGATATTGCATTTTAGCAAAATTTAATACCAATTCTTCTGTGTCTCCATGTAACCCTACTAAGTAAGTAGTTACTCGGAGACCTTTTTCATTTAAGACAAAAATATAATCGTTGTTCATGTTTGCTCCTCTATTTAAATATTATTTATAATTACAGCCCAATTGCTAAATATGCGACTTTATAGCCTGCATATGGTCTTTCAAATAGTATATTCATGCCAGCATTATTAACTTCACTATATATGATAGTTGCAGGATTAGTCTTAGTCCCCAACGTCCTTTGCAATGCTATGGTTCCTCTAAAAATAACTTTATTTGGGAATGCAATCGCATATGGTTGATTATAATACTGTTGTTTATAGTCCCTAGCATCCTTTTCTTCAGTAATTCCCCCTTGGATAATTAGATTCCCGAATGCTTGCCCTAAACATAGGTACCATGCATTCTCATTAGAAAAATCATATCTAACACCTTTACTTTTTAACACTTCCGTAATATCAACATTTACACCGCCTAATAGTTCTTTCACTACTGCCAATGTAGGAGCAAGATTTGTATTGGTATCTGCCTTATTATTAGTAAACAATTTTAAAAGAGTAGATACATCCCCTTTTGTAATGGTTAACCCCTCATTATGTTTTGTTATATCTGTAACAGTTGCATCATAATCACCATGATAATGCCATGCCCCCCATGCATTATAGAACGTTCGATAGCAAATATTACAAGGTTTGTTATTCCCCCCATAAGAGTAGAATACTTGTGTAATCTTATTAGTATCACTTTTAATCACCTGTACTACACCATAGTAGTAAACTCGTGTACTGCTCGGTGCGTTTCTCCAACCCCACATGCTTGCGGTTGCTTCATACATACCAGTATCTGTGAGATTATTCCAATCATTGATACTAGTAGGCATAGGCTTCATACTCATGTATTTGTTAAGATTATGTGAAGTGGAGTCTATATTATGTTCACTAATTTTAGTGGCAATAGAATTATTTATATCACTTACCTTTCTTTTCTCTTCTTCAAAAGATGTTTGTAATGGAGAAATTAACTCACGCCCAATATCGTTTTTAATAGTTCCTTTTAAGGGAGCAATCAATTCACGATTTATATCATTTTTTATATTCGTTTGAATCGTTTGTAGTTCACCTTTTGTCACCCAGTTAGTTATTTTGCTTTGTAGATCTGTTTGTGTTACACAATTTCCAATTTTACTTTGAAATTCTTCTTTTGTTACCCAATTATTAATTTTACTTTGTAGATCTTCTTGCGTTACCCAGTTACCAGTTTTGGCTGCTCCAGCTTTGTTGGCCCATTCCTTGGCTTTCTGCACCTCTGATGTAGCACTAGACACATATCCTTGCATATCTCTTACAATAGTGGCAGCATAACTTTTATATTCTTGTAATAGCTGATTTACAGTATCTCTCATCGATTCAACTTCTCTATTCTTATCCAGAATCGATTGTTGCATGCTTTGAATCCCATTAGATATACCCTTTACTTGTTCTATTGCTTGTTCTAAATTATGAGCATGACCTTCAGCAGCACTGACCTTTTCAATAACACTTGCTTTTAATTGATTAATCTCTTCTTTAGTAGCTATAGTAGAGGATTGTATATTACGTAATTCTGCTATGGAGTTTTCCATAGTTCCAACATAACCTTTTATTTCCCGTGCTTTACTTTCTACAGTTCCTACACTTTCTAAGATATCACTATTTTTTAATCGTCTTGTAATATCATTTTCTACTTGTTCTAAACTTTGTAATACTGTCTGTTCTGTAAATCGTATTTCTTGCTTGGCTCTTTCCTTCAATGTTTCAGTATCTCTATCTACTCGACTAAGCTTTTCTTTAATTTCCCCATACATTGTCAGTGATTCTGTATGGATTCCATCTATTTGCGCTTTAATTCTATCAATATTAGCTTTAGTAGAGGTGACTTCACTTGTAATACGTTCCACTCCATCAAATGGATTTTCTACAAGTTCAATTGCATTTCTTTCACGGTTGATACGTAAATAGGCGTTTCCTATTTGTGTCGGAATCACAGTATCAAACTGTTCTGATAACACTTGTAGTGGTATACCTTTATGATGACTACCTAATTCCTGTATCATACGAACAATCTTATCTAATTGCCCTTGTAATGCTGTATAAATTGGTTCATTAGGCAACTGTAATGTATTGTTCCGTGGAGTTTCCCTAGTAAGCAATACACTTTCATTCCTTGCAAGTGGAGTACCATTCTTTGGATACGTGTATTGCTTAGTAGTAGGATTAAACTCAAAATTTGTAGAAATTCGTTTTGTTTTCCCATTGCTGATGACGTAACCTACAATGTCCTCTTTCCTTGTGAACGAATACGGGTATGCAAAGTTCTTATTCTGACCATCCCCTTCGTACATAATACTCACTCTTTCATCATTAACCATATGTGTCTCCTTTCTACTGTGCCTTTGAATATAAAAGGAGCTATCCACGATAGATAGCTCCTAATTACTATTTTCTTTTTTCCTCACGACTTCGAAGATTCTTATCAAATGCAATGGCAGTGATTAAATCCCTTAGTGTAGCTTCTGTATTAGAAAATGACCATTTTGCTAGTGTCCAAAAACCATCAGTAAAGGTATCACTAAATCCTGTGAGACGATTGCTCACCTGGCTTGTTGACCGCATCACATCAATCCAAGATTTTTTACTGCTTTTCACGTTTCTATACAACTCTAATAATTTTGGCATTAGACTAAGGGCAACAGTTTCATTTCCCTTACTCATACTAGGTTTACCCATAGCCATATCCATAGCTAAGGAAACTCCATCTCTAAGTATTGGTAACCCTACAAACGATCCTGTAACCACTGACGATAACATTTTTTTCAAAAGGCTTTCTACATCATCGTCATCACCAGACCAGGTGGACCGCAATAAAGCCTCTGACATATTCTGTAATACTACCCAGAATAAGATGTGGTTAAAGAGTTTCATATAATCTTGTTTATCTACGACTGCATAACCACCTTCTACCAATGCATTCAAAACTGTATTGGCATACGTATAAAATGGTGTAAATAAAGCTACTAGACTGTTTTTCTTTCGTTGCAACTCTACAGAGTCTTTCGTATCCCCTGAACCAAACACTCTACGAACTTGTCTATCCGCCGCTGATATAGCTTCTGCTTCAATATATTCTTGATCTAGACCCTTAGGCAATAACTCTGCTACTTTCTGTTCATAAGCAAATTTCCATAACGGCATAGACAGCATTAAATCTGTTTCCGTGATAAATACATATCCATACCGACTAATCGTATCTCGCACCTCTTTTGTCATGTGCTTGGTTTCAGATATTCTTCGCCCAATATCACTATTAGGAAAGAAGGTCATACCTTTACCGCCAATACTTAACCCTTCATGTAAATCATGATCTAGCGTATGTATGCGCTCACGTAAAAAGATACTTCGCTCCATAACGAATTTTCGGTTTGATACATACCTATCGGATAAAGGGTATCCCATAAACTCTGTAATCGCTCGGACTGTATTTACTAAGCCAATTTCTTTTGTCATCGGAATCACATTCAATACATTAAGTAAGGCTGTACTCGTCCTATAGGACATAATAGCCATAGATGTATTTCGTCTTAAATCTTGCAATACTCTATCTAACCTTGAAGATTTACTAATCTCACTCTGCCAATTATCTCGTACCCATGTCTTCAACATTTGTAATGTTTCTACACCTGTAGTACGAACAATATAGTCACTGAGTGCCCGATTATTTAATAGACGATTCACATCCGTAGCCGCTTCACGCATGCTAATATGGTTAATCGCTTCATCAATAGCACGTGGAATCACATCAAAGGATAGTAGTAGCTTTTTCCCTTTCACTAACTGTACACGACTTTTGGTAGCACTCATACCCATACCCCATACAGCGTTAGATGACATTTGTGATTTTATAATATCTTCTACTTCATAATCCTTAGCAGCACCATCTACAGTCGGATCATATACGATAGGATAATATTGTCCACGAATCTTACGTCCATTAATGGTGAAAGTCACACCTTTTTCTTTATGCATAGATGAACCATATAATCGCTCTTGAACAGCACTACGTTCTGCATAATAAGAGTTGATAAGTTCCCATGTTTTCTCCACAAAATCCCAATCTTTATCATCCAAGAACTCACTAAAAGCTTTATCTATTAGAACTTCTGCTTCTTCCTGGTCACTTAACCCTACCGTTTCAATAACACGTTGCCGATTATTTTTTGTCCCCCAGTTTAAAGCCAAGGCTAATACCTGCTCTTTCGTCATGCTATACACGGTGCCAATGTTATACATACGTTCCGTTCTAATATGAAATAGTTCTTTTTTCTCGTACACCTTCATCACTTGTTGTAAATTACGAGTGGCATCTTCTAACATTTCCTTACCTTTTACAGTGGCTCTATTAATTGGTTCATAAATATAACGATTCCATACACCAGCCTTATCATCATCGTAACGACGAAGTATAGTTTCTACTTTTACTAGGCTTAACATATATCCAGAGAATGTATCTTGTAACCGTCCGAAGAACCCTTGCTGATTGGCTTGCGTTAGTAAATCTTTAGTATTTGATTGTAATCGTTTACTGCCTTCAATGATGAGTTCTGCTCCTGCATCTTCAAAAGAGATGCTTTCGCCTTGTTCATTTAGGATACTTACACCTTCATACTGTTGTGCACCTTGTGTATAAACTGCTTTTAGTAATTGCCCAATATCTAATAGTTGGTCAAACGTTAACTGTTTCCATGATTTTGGCTTTTCTATTAGCTCCATAATCCATGGGTCTAATGTCATCTTGGTTTCTGCTTTATCCTGGAACTCCGCATCAGGATCTAGCAACAATAGCACGTCTCCAATAGTAAACCCTTTAGATGGTTCTATGCCATCACGATTGACTAAATTTAATTGATACATCATATGTTGAATAAAGTATCTAGCAGAAGAGTGAATCCGTTTCGGTGATTTAGGTCGTGAAATACTTTGGTACTTTTTCTTTAAATCCCTTTCTAACGTTTCCACTTCACGTAAATTATCATAGGCTGCACGTGCCATAGCTTGATAATATAACTGCTGTTGCTTATGATGAAAGGCTTCATCCATTTGCCCCTTTGAAATAGCAATATCTGCCTTTCTTGCGGAGCTAGCACTTTTATTTTGATACGTTTTAAATGAAGTAGCCTGTGGGATTGTCATAGTTCGCAAGGCATTATGGGCTTTCTCCATCATATCTTCTGTACTCCATAAGGATAACCCTCGCAAAGCTCGCATATTACTAATCCCTGTTTGTAATTCTTCTTGCAGTTTTTTTATTTCTTCACTCTGCTGTGCTGAATCTTTTTCTTGTAATTTCCGAACTTTCTTTTGTACTTTATCATCTTCTATAGCAGATGCTACACGTTCAATAGATGATGGATCATTGACATCGATATCTCCTAAAGCGCTAATAAGCTCAAAATGTTTTGCTACTGCTTTATTTGTATCTTTACGAATGGCTTCCGCTTCATAGGCAGTAATTCGTTGCATTCCCTCTGTGGTAAGCAAATACTCTTCTGCAATCTTTTTAACCACTTCATAATCATGTGTAAATCGCTCTACTTCTTCACGCTTAGATTGTATCTCCTTTGCCACCACTCCATTCATTGGTCCTATACCATCGTTAACTTCCCCGTCTATAAGAGCCTGTTCGCTATGGTACGGTGTCCCTTCTAGTCCAGCCACACCAAAGGCATCAAAACGTACTCTTGCTTGATACACTGGATATTGTTCTACTAATTGTCGCTGCAACGTTTCTTCTAGTTCTGGAATAGATGCTTCAAACTCTTCTAGCTTTGTATTGGCCAATTCTTTCATATACGTAGTTAGCACTTTTTCTTTTGCTTTTTCTCGAATGCGATCGAGTTTTTCTTGCCATTCTACTTGCTTTTCTTCTGTGAAAGATTGATATAGCCCCGTTCTTTCAAAGCTATCTAAACCTTGCTGTGTGATATAGGAATTGATATCCTCTTCCGTTGCAAGCATTCGTGCCATGACATCTTGCACTTCTTTAGGTGGTAATCCACCTAGGAGTGTTACACTTTTATATAAAGCACTAAGCCATTCTTTAAAACGACGGAATATACGTTCTAATACTTTAGTTGGTGCTTTTCCTTCACGAACATAGGCCTCAAAACCTGTAGCAAATTTCTCATGTGCCTCTGTATTATTAGTGCCTTCTGTATCGGACCATCCACTCCACTCTTTAATGGTATTCCAATCCTCTACTACTTGTTTAGGCGCACCATCCATTGTGGCAAGCATACGCAAGTCTTCTAAAAATAGATGACCACTTTCATGAATAAAGGTAGAAAAATTAGCGGCATCGAATAATTGTATGCGTCGTTTACTGCCAAGTTCTTCTGGATATACTGTAGTTAATCCTCTATATTTTAAACTTTCCTCAGCTTGATAATATCTATCTTGTTGCGCTGCACGTGCCTTATCTAAATCCTCACTAGTCAACACTTTTTCATTGCTTTTTTGTAAATGTTGTTCTATAATAAGGACTATATTAGACCAATCTAACGAGATTGGGGCGTATCTTGCCCCGTTGTCCGATAGATTGGTCTTTTTTTGTTCATAATCTTCAAAATTTCCCTTGCTATTTTCTGTATCCTGCTGTATACTTGAGTCATAAATAGACCAATCTAACGAGATTGGGGCCCTACTTGCCCCGTTGTCCGATAGGTTGGTCTTTTTTTTGCCATAATATAACAATGAATTATGTTTCAAGCTATTTGTATACCAACTTAAAGTTCCTCTACCAAAAATAGACTTGATTCTATGAACTTTATTCTTGTTTTTAAAAGTGTCAAAGATTAATGGAATTTGAATGGTATTTCCATTTTTATCTTCCATAGCAACTACAAGGATAACCTCATTATCAACATAGTTTTGTGTCTGCTTACTAAAGTTTCTAAATATCGCTACAGGATTAGCAATGGCTCTAGGTAAATCTTTTAACACTTCCGTATCAATTGAATCCGCATGCTTCCCTTTTAATACCTTCGCTAATACAGAAGGTGTTATTTCTATATCATGCGCTGAAAAGCCTAACATTTGTAACACAACCGGTGTACTCATGAGTCTAATGTCTTTGTTTGGTATTTCCCCATCCTTATAGCGATCCATTACGGAGTTCCAGGCAATACTATCTTGCTCTAGTTTTACTTCCCATTCAGGTCGGCTATCCTTAACAGCCTCATCAGTAACATCTATACTTTGTGCATAATAGTTAGGATTACCTTCCTCATCAATATAGCTATTCCCTTCATAATCCTTGACATCTTTTAGCATATCTCGTATAGTAAATATATTAAAAAGAGAGCTCGCTCCATTTATCTTGCCATCGTGCAAGTGAGGGGTGCTCTCTTTTTTTGTTGGTATAATCGAATATAAGTCTATCTTAGTAGGATTAAGTGTAATTTCATTTTGTTGTTCTTCCCCAACAATTTTCATGGTATATACATAATTACCAACTCTCATAGGTACATAAAAATAATGATAGTTTTCTACCTTTCCTTTTTCTGTGTTTTTATCCTTTTTTTGATTCTTAACAGATTCTATTAGAATACTGCTTTTTACGAGTTCATCAAGTGTAAGTAAACTTATATCAAATGCTTTTTTCATTTGATTTCCTTTGATTTGATTCCACACTAAATGGCGACGTTTGAGACTATTAGGGATCCCTAATACAGCTTTATTATCTGCGCTTAATTTCCCCTCTTTAAACGTATTCTTTAGTTGCTCTATGATACTCTTTTTATCGAGGTTCAAATTATTTTTATTAAAGAGTGGAGTAACATCGATAATTCTAATTGGAGTGTCTACATCCACATCCTTATTCATAGGTTGTGCGTATCCACTTCCTGCTACTTCTTTAGCATTAGCTTCTATTTGAACACGTTCCATGTAATCTTTGGCTGTAAAGTGACCGTATCCAGCTTTCTTCATAATATTGGCCATGACATCTGCATGCATTGCCATCACTAAGGCACCCTCTTTTGCTTGACTAGCAACAGCAGGGTTGCCTTTTTTTAATTCTCCTACTAAGTCTTTATAGATTTGGTATCCTTCGTCAGATAAGTTAGAGCGAACATGGACATCACTATCTGCAATTTGGAACAAAGTATCTTTGATACTATCCATAGCCTCTAAATCTTGTAGTGCCTCTTCCATTTCGTTATATCGACTCATAGCCGTTTTCATAGCACTATCACTCATAACATCAGCATACTCTTGGGATAGTTGTTTCTTACCATGCTCAAAGGCAATCCGTCTACGGTCCTTATAGCTAGGTGCTCGATGGTGCATAGCTACATGGTCATCATACCACTTAGGTTTAGGCCCTTCCTTATCATACTCCAATGCCTTATGCTCATCGTGATAAGTCTCTCGATAGGTTTCTTCCATTTGGTTATACATATCATTAAAGACCTGTTTAATATGGTACGGATCACTTGATACAACCATTTCAGCTAGGTTTTTTTCTCTATCACTATGATTTGAGAACTCCTTCATGATATCTTCCTTAACGGCTTCCATCTTTTTAGCATATTCACCCGCAAAATGTTCTTGATAGGCTTTTGCCCCTTTGACCGCTTGTTCTATACTTGCTACAGACATGCCACCGTCCGTATAAAAAGTAGCCTTTTCCAACGCTTTAACAGTATCCTCTGTTATTTCTGTATTAAGCTGTGCAAATTGGCTAATAGGCACTGGTAAAGCTGCTTCATGTTCAATGGCTTTTGTAGCTTCTTCTCGTGTCACAATGCCAGAGTTAATTAAACTTTGAATCGCTTCTTGCCCCTGTTGGGTATCTACTAATTCATGAGCATTAATATATACAGTCCCAATGCCTTGCTTATCTGCTGTGGCTTGAATAGTTTTAGCAAATAACTCAGGGTTCTTTTGTGCCAATGGGTTCACTTGACTTTCTTTAATTAGCGCACTGACTACTTGATTACCTCTCTGATTAATATCAGACTGTATGACCATATCTTGTTGCTCAGGGCTCAACCTATGAAAGGCTCTAAACTGATGTATGGTGTGTGCTGTACCACCAAGTCCACCTAATACACCAAGACCAAAAACGGCTGGCACTGCATCTATCATGGCATTAATAGACCCTATACCGATATCTGCTAAACTATAATGCACATCTCCTTGTTTGCCCCACAGATTAGTCTGTACCTTATCATTGATATCCTGTAAGCCTTCTTCTAGTAACTCACTACCACTAGATTTTAATCCAGCTTTGAAAGATTCTTTAGCTGTAGAGATAGCTCCCTCTTTCATAATGGCAGTTTTACTTTGGTTTTCTATCATCTTAGTCAATACAGATACACCAGGCTTAACTGCTTTGATTGCTTTTACAGCCAATCCTAGTCCTACCATTTCAATCGCTGCATCAGGAAGAGAAAATGCCGATGCACGAATCTTAGCTTCCTCATTACTATAAATTCGATTACCATTAGCATCTTTTTTATCGATTAAATCTAAATATTTCTGACCAAATGACATTTTTTGAATTTCACTACCCAGTCCCAAAGTAACCCCAGTACCAAATCCACTAATAGCCCCTGGAATAGCTCCCGCTCCACCAGCCATAACACCTGCTTTAG